TCTTCGGGTCGATCGGCCCACACGATTTTTCGGCAATGCGGACAAAATAGCGCAGCACCCCGGCCCGCTCGCGGATCGGATGCCCGCTCGCCGGGTCGATCCACCAGGACAGAAAGTCGGCGACCCAAGAGTCGGCGTCCGGGTTGCAGGTCGCGCGGATATAAGGCCGCACACCGCACGTCGAACGGTTGCGGCTCACCATGTAAAAGAATTGATGGGCCGAGAAATGCGTCAGTTCATCAAAGCAGATCAACGTAATCTGCGCACCCTGCCAGTCATAAACCGTGGTTTCGAATTGCAGATGGGAAAACTTGATCTTGCCGCCGCGCCGCCAGCGCCACTCATGCAGCCGCACATGCGGGGTGCCGCCAAGTCGCGGGTAAAAATTAAAGCTCTCATCCCAGAGCGCTCCGGGGTTGGTGATCTGCGGCATTGTGCGCCGGAAGAAGACGGCGGTGAAATTGGCGACCCGACCGACATGGCGCAGAGGCTCCAAAATCAGTCCCGCCGTCTTCCCGCCACCCGCCGCGCCGCCATAGATGCAGATGTCGGCACCGCTGCGCAGAAACGCAGTCTGCGGACCGGGCTGCGCTGCGATTTTCTCCGCAAATGGAAATGCCATGTCTCACGCCTCGAATAGCGAGGTTGTCTGTTCCGCGGCGCCAGCGAAGCCGGTGCCAACGCTCTCCGAGAGAGCACCTACTTTGTTTCCGGTGCACGAAGACTAGATCGAGGACTGCACATTGTTAGCGTCGGCCTTGTCGCTCAAGGCTCTCTCGAACGTCCTGAGGCGCCGGCACCAGGTCCCGGCCACGCGGCATTGCTGTCGAAGGCGGTGGGCCGGCCGGTGCGGGGATGCGCTACGAGGGGCATGGCTGGGACCCTAAGGGACCGGCCTCGATCCATCGTATCCGCGCCGCGCTCGACAAGGATGGCGCCGTGATCGGCTATGTCTTCGAGAGCAAGGGCTTCTCGCGCATCGACATCGACACCAACGAAAGCGACCCGAGCTACAGCCTCGCCGCCAGGATCAGTCCGACCGTCTTCCCGCCACCCGCGGCACCGCCATAGACGCAGATGTCCGTCGGGGTTCGCAGAAACTCAGTCTGCGGCCCGGGTGTGACGAAATCGTTTTCGTGGGCGATGGCATGGAGAAACCCATGCTCTCCCGGGCACTAATGCCGGCGTTTTCGGGCGAAGTGTTTTTCTTGAGCTGTTCGCAGCACCTCCGTCAGCTCGGGATCCCGGCTGTTATCGGGCAGGATAAGCACCACCGGGTCATTCGCCCCACCGTCGCCCGAAACTGGGGTATCTGGCGCCGTCTTCTCCCGCCAATGCGCCCGCGTCTTCAGCCAGAAAATGATCGCAGGGATGCTGCCCCCCTTGGCGGCAGCGAACAAAAAGCCGGAGACGGTCGCAGTGGCCTCGGCGACGCCGCGATCAAGGTCATCGCGGAAACGCTTGCGCAGCGTCTTCGGGGCGCAACCGATGATCTTGGCGATGCCGTCCTGAGGGACACCGACACCCGCCAAATACCGCACCCGCTCGCGCACCGCATCATTCACGGCAAAGGCTTTTCTAGCCATCGGCGGAGCCTGCTCGATCGTAGTCCTGCCCTCGGGCGCGCTCGTCGAAGGATTGACCGGAGGCGTGATGCGTCGCGGTGCGCCCAGTGAAGCCCTGCCAGCGTTGCACGACGACATCGACATAAGCGGGGTTGAGCTCGACACCGCAGCAGATGCGGCCGGTCATTTCGGCTGCGATCAGGCTGGTGCCGGACCCCAGAAACGGATCATAGATCGCCTGGCCGGGCCGGCTGTTATTGGCGATCGGGCGGCGCATGCACTCGACCGGCTTCTGGGTGCCGTGTCCCCAACACTGCTCACGCTGCGGGTTCCCAAACGGGTTGTTGTTGGCGATTTCCCAGACCGTCGTCTGGGTGCGGTCACCCTGCCAGTGGCTGACCTTGCCCTCGCGCACGGCGTACCAACAGGTTTCGTGCTTCCAGTGATAATCGCCGCGGCTCAAGGTGAAGTGCTGCTTGGCCCAGACGATCTGAGCGCGCAACTGCAACCCGCAGGCGGCCAGACTAGCGGCCACGATGTCGCCGTGCAGAGCTCCGTGCCAGATATAGGCGACATCGCCGGTGAACAGCGCATAGGCCTCCCGCCAGTCGGCGCGATCGTCGTTGAGCACCTTGCCCTGCGCGAGGGTGCCGGCACCGCAGCCGCGCCGCGTTCGCCAGGACGGGTCGTAGCCGACCCCGTAAGGCGGATCGGTGACCATTAGGAGAGGCTGTGATCCCGCCAGCACGGGCGTGACATCCGCCGCGCTGGTGCTGTCGCCGCAGGCAACCCGGTGGTCTCCCAACAGCCATATGTCACCGCGCCGAGTGACCGGTTGATCGGGTACTTCCGGAACGCGGTCAGGATCGGTCAGACCACTCGATCCCAAACCGGCCAGAATGGTGGCGAGCTGATCGCGCTCGAAGCCGATCAGATCGAGGTCGAAACCGGCGAACTCGAGTTCCCGCAGCTCGCTGCACAGCTGCTCGGGGTCCCAACTCGCCCGCGCCGCCAGTTGATTGTCGGCTAGGCGATAGGCGCGCTTTTCGTCCTCGCTCCAGCCGCGCGCGACGATCACCGGGATGGATTTGAGCCCCAGCTTTGCTGCGGCACCCACGCGTGCATGGCCGGCGATCAGCACGCCTTGCTCATCGGCCAGCACCGGCATGGTCCATCCCCATTTGAGGATGGCGGCGGCAATCTTGTCGAGGTCGGCCTTGCTATGAACCCGAGCGTTATTCGTGCAGCGTATCAGCCGCTCGATCGCCCAGTGCTCGACCCGGTCGGCTGGCCACGGTCGGGTCACGCACGCAGGCGCCGATTGTGTCAGCCAACATGCTTCACCTTCGTGACGGCCCATGCCTTCCGGCATCGTCTCGGCCGGAGGATGCGCGCCTATACGGGAGATGCCATTGTGGTTTTGACATCAAAAAAACTCCGTTCCGGTAAAAAATGTTTTACCTTCAGTTTCTCGTAATCAGCCAGTTGTGGCGGTTATCTGCGCAGAAGCTGCCCTAGTTCGAGTATTGTCTTATCCGTAATCCTCCTATATTGGGTGAGATCGCCGTCCACATAGTCGTCGTTCAGTTTCTGCTTCCAGGCTTCGACTTCTTCAGCGGAGGGCCGCAACGGAAAGTGCTGGTTGAACGGGCTCGGCAAAGCGTACCGGCCATGACCGCTGGCGCGGCCGCGGATCGCGATATCACCAAGTTCCCCGGGAGTTTGGACGGTAATCTCTATTACCGCATTATAACCGATCTTCTTCCCCTCGACCTCGGCCTCAATGACACGCATGGCAATCGCAAGAGACCCGTCGGCCGCTGCCGCCACTAGGGCCTCGATAGCGTCTACAAAACTGTGATCGGGCGGCAGATCCCGTAGCACTGCACTGGCGCTGTCGTCATACCCGCCGCTCACGATTTTAATAAAGCGAGTTTCCCTGTAACGTCGCACGGTTTCTACCGAGTCCTTCACCTGGCTGCTGCCCAACACTGCGATAAGCAGGTGCGCAGCGTCGCGGGCCGTCATCCGTGCCGCGCTCTTGCCGCGGCCGGTCTTTGATCGCAGCCCTGCAATCACCAGGTTGCGATCATGCAGTACGATCGTCGGCTCAGGGATACCAAGAAGTTCGGAGAGTTTCCGAACAAGCTCACCAGGGCTGGCCACTAGTCTCGCTCACTCAGGGTTACCATTCACGTCATACATGAATGGTGGTACCGTGTCAAGCCATTCGCTTAAAACTCAGATGGTAACCAGCTATGCGCAAAGCGGCCCCGGCCAGCGCTCGCTTGGCAAGGACAAACCGCAATATTGCAATGCCTATGCGGAATTTTTCAGGCCGAAATCGGTTGCCCGTCTGGCTGCCGCAGTTTTGTCGCTGAACAGAGGGAAAATTTAACGTTTATTGTTATGGACAAGAGCGCTTATTGTTATGGACAAGGCCGCCGACATCACGGTAAATTCGATCATATCCTATAAGGCCGCTAAACTCTTGAAGCAGATGACTTTTTACAGGGTTTTGGGTGTTGGTAGCGTCGAGCCGGCCTTTTTTATAGACGGTAAATTCAGCGGCCGCTCGACTCCAAACCCACGAAAACGACCATAATACCAGGGGCT